GAGCAAAACCCAAACTGGCATGAAATAAATGTTTAGCAAAAGCAAACCATCAATTTTCTCTCTAACCCTTAGTTTATTGCTTCTCAACACGCTAAACCAATGCTTGAAGAAGCACTGCATATGACTGTTTGGCTTGTGTGTTTGACCATCGGAATAGGAGTTATGACTCTTAGGGATGGGGGTTCAATTCCCCCGGACGCTAAATACATCGACTACGTGTCCCTGGGACACGTTATCTTTTCACTTTAACTTGTCTCTCTCCCTGCTATGTGGGAAGTACCTTTAATCTTTAAGTTTAAATTCGGAGTGCATCATGAAAGTAGAAGTGCTTGGTGAAGGAGGGTTTCCTATGGGTGGTTCGTATCAGCAGGGTTGGGACGATTGCCTGGATGCGGTTCTGAGTATTCTGCAGAAGGCGAAGGATGTGAATGAAGCTATGAAGAAAATTGAAAATTTGCAGGTTCTTGTTAAGGCGAAGAAGTTTGAGCAGATTAGGACTGAGCTTGGCGTTGTTGGCGAGCTCTTTTAGCCTCGAGGATGTCGCTGATCTCTTTTAGTTTCTGGGCGATGGCTTCGCCGTCTCCGGTTAGTTGTATGTATCGTGTATAGGGTCTGATTCTTTCTTCGTCGATTAGCTCCAGTTTTGCTAGGGTGTTTAGGGCTCGGTATAGGGTTCCGCTGCTGGCGTCGATGTTGATGGCTGTGACTTTTGTTTTTCCTCTTTCAAACAGGAATAGAAGGATCTGAAGAGCGCCAGGATGTTCAAGTTGTTTGATTTCTCTCAACTTTTCTCCCTCTCCATTGTAGATTCTGAAATGTAGAAAGTGTTATAAATAACTTGTGAAAGTATATTCTATTTCGAAATGTGAAAGGTGAAATGTGCCATGAAAGAAGAAATAATTGATGTTGTGAAGCCGATATCGCAGGGCTCTACCAAAGTTAGCCTTTACGTTTTAATTCCTTTAGCGGTCAGAGAAAAACTAGACATCAGTGATGAAACTCAATTTGTCGTGATCTTGGCGGGCAAGGATATAATCTACCGAAAGAAGGAGGCTTAGAGGGCATGGCTAAGGAGAGCTGTGTCGATATCCAGGTCCGCAACGTTCCAAAGAAGCTCCTGGAAGAGTTTGATGAAGTTGTCGTTAAGCCTCTGTTTCCTGGCGGCCGCGCTGAAGCGATCCGTGATTTGATGCGTAGGGCTATTCAGGACCAGAGGGCAAAGGGGGTCTAGATTTTGCCGCACAAGAAATGTGGTGTTTGCGGTAAGAAAGTCGGTCATGGACGCCATTATGGGCCTCAGGGTGGACCCTACTACTATTGTGAATGTGGTTATACCTCCAGCAGACTCGCAGACTTGAAAAAGCACATCGAGGAAGCAAGGGAGGTCTGAGTGTGGATAAGGCAATTGCAGAGATTGCGAAGGTCCTCAAAGAATCGGAACAGAGCCTAGGCGTTTGTCTTCAGCAGATTCTTGACGTCTTGCAGAATCATGAGGAGCGGTTGCAGAAGCTCGAGAGGTCGATGAATCCGAAGGGCCATCTTAGGCAAATAGAGCGGTTCATCGAAGACATTCAAGATCCAGAGAAGCGAGAGGCTGCAATGGCTGAGTTTGCGGCTTTGTGTAATGCTCTCGGCATCGAAGATTTGGAGGAAGAGTCCTAATGTGTCGTTGTAGGTTATGCGGGACTGTTATGGGTCATGAAGCAGAGTATTCAGTGTCTTTCGGCAAGTTTGATTGTGAACTCCAGATCTGCAGGTGGTGCAAGCAAGACCTATCGCTGTTTGGCATTCGCTTTAATCAGGTTATTGGGCTAATGCAAAAAGCGTTCCATGCTGTCATAATGGAGGTGTCTTCGTGAGGAAGATAGTTTTGCTTTTTCTGTTGATGCCTTTAGCGTTACTGTTTCCGCTCGGATGGATAATGGCTAGAATAGGCGAAAGAAAGGAGACTTCTGCATGAACCTAGACTTTTCGAAGCGTATTGTTTGTGGTGCGCCAAGCATCGGAAGAACTGGCTACTTGTTCATGCAGAATGGAAAGAACGTTATTGGCATGCCTTTTTGTGCGGAACACTTGGATGGGGCTGGTGTAGTGTTTGCTAATCCCGTGTTTGAAAATGAAGAGGCGCTGCGAGTTTTCAAGGAGAAGTATCCAGGCAAGTACGCGAAATATGTGAGGGGCAAACAGATAATCTTCCTCAGAAAGGAGGCTGAATCTTGAGTAGTTTTCGTATGTTTCCTTTTATCACGAAGACGTGGAATCCTGTTGTCGGCTGCATGCATGGCTGCACGTATTGTTGGGCGCGGAAACTTGCAAAAGGCAAATTGAGAAAAACAAGCCGTTACAAAAATGGATTTGGGCCACAGTTTATAGAAAAAGAGCTTGATAAGTATTTCACCGCTAAGGATTTCGTGTTTGTATCTGACATGGGCGACGTATTCGGCGACTGGGTTCCTGGAGGCTGGATTAAAGATGTTTTAAACAGAATAAGCACAATGAGTGCAAAATTTCTGTTGTTAACAAAGAACCCAAGGCGTTACTTAACCTTTCATCCTAAAATTCCAGATAACTGCGTATTGGGCTGCACAATAGAGTCAAGCAACAATTACCCCGAAATCAGCAAAGCACCAAGTCAAAATGAGCGTCTTTTTTGGATGACCGAACTTGCAGAAATAATGAATATTAGGCGGAAAGCTGGAAAGCCTTGGAATGAACTTTTCGTATGCATCGAGCCCATTCTGGATTTCGACTTGGACAAGTTTGCGAATATGCTTGCAAATTGGATTAAGCCTTGGGCTGTGGCTGTTGGTTATGATAATTATAATAATCATTTGCCGGAGCCGTCTTTGGCTAAGACCATGCAGTTAATTGACCGCCTCGAGAAGGCAGGAATTACGGTTTATCGTAAGACGTTGAGGGAGGCTTGGAATGAGCGAAAGATTGGTTGATTCTGCTATTCTGCTTGACGCTCTTATACAGTTAGACAAGAAATTTGCGCTTGAGCATGAGCGACTGTATGCTGAGCATGCTCGGGCTGCAAAAGCGAAAGACGGTTTATTCTGCAAAATCTTCGAGGCTGCAATGGGAGCACATGATAGAGCATGGGCGACAATAGTTAGCGTCATGCCTTTCGAGTTACATCAAAAAGTCCTGAAAGAAATCTATGATAGAGCGCCCAAGAAATAGGAGTTGCTCTTTTTGGCTGGGGCTCAGGACCGCAGGCGTTTTTCTTCTTCTGTAAGCCCTAATGATTATGATGGTTATGGTGAAAGCTTAAGGCAACGTGTTTTTCAAGCGCTTGACAAAAATCCATTGCTTACGCCTTCAACCCTGCGCTCTGTTCTGAAACTTGATGATAAAACGAGTCTGCAGCTGCTTGCGAATTACAAGACTCAGTGGAGCCATAACTATCGAAATGAGCGAGGTTTAAAGTGTTCAAGTCATGCTTGGCGTGGTTGGTGTTATTTACCTACGGATATGCATACGTGTATACCTACGGATATGCGCATGCGGGCAGTTGAGGTTGGCTGGAAGCTTAGTAAGGCTCGTAATAGGTGGCTTTTGTGGAAGGATCGGCTGGGTCGGCTTCAGTGGTTTGAGACTGGTCGGGTTAACTTGTATGTGCGGAAGCCAGCTAATTTGGGTAGGGCGTATCAATTGATCTGTAATGCCTTCAGCTTCACCGGGTTAATCACGGACATTAAGGTTCTTGAGGAAGTTCTCAAAGGAATACGGTTCAAGGGCGCTCACTATGTGTTTCCTGTTGGCGAGCGGCTGCCTAAACTCACGATAGATCTTTTTCAGAAGAGCAACGGAATAGTCATAAAAGTTGGGGATGACACTCATCCTGACAGTTTAGAGGTCTTGGCTACATATCCCGATTGGGCAGAGAAAAACGAGCGGCTTTTTGAACAGCTTCAGGAAACTTTAAAGAATCTTCTGGGTTCAGGTCCCAGGAGCTTGCCTAGGAGAGATGATTATGTCAGTTAGGAGGTGCACAGAAGCCATTTTCGGCTCTCTCTTGGGCTATGGAAAAAGTCCATGCTTTTTCCGATATGGCATTTTGACTCTCGCCAATCTAGAGCAAATGGGCCTAGTTTCGTGTGTTGTCAACATCAGGAATTGCCTAGAGAGTGCATGTTGTTATGACTGAGCCTGAGCCACTCATAACAGAACCGCGTAAAAAACGGTCTCAGAGCGAGAAAATTGGGCGTTTGAAGTATAATCAGGAGCTGCTGAAGCGGGTTTTGGACCGTATTGAGAAGGTTGAGCAGATGCAGCGCACCATAGTGAAAGGTTTAGAGGGCATGTTTAATTTTCAGAAGCCGTTTATTCAGAAAATCGCTTGCAGAGACGAAGTTGACGTGGAAATCCTGGAGTTGCTGTTTCAGAATCAGCCTGAGGGTTTATTTCCGAAGGATGTGGCTACTCGCTTGCAGCAGTTCAAACTTAACCGTTTTCAGGTTTTGCGTCGACTGAAAGCTATGAATAGGCGGTTGGAGAAGGAGATTGGGCAGCGTGTGGCTGAGAAGCGTGGTCATCATTGGGCGTTGACAAGTTTTGCAGTTGATGTTTGGGGCGAAGCAGAAAAAGGGGAAGAACAATAGGCATCATTATAACGCTTATTCTTGGCAGTCTTTGCATAGCGTTCTTCCTTTAGTTTTCTCGAATATTCTGCCACACCTATGGCAAATTGCGACGTCGAAGCCTAGCTTGGATAGTTTAATGGCGAGAGCTGCTTTTAACAGAAAAATGTTTCTTTCTGCCATGTTTTCTCCCATCCTCAGAGGGGACCTTTGGTCTAGAAGATTCTTCTATAAAATTGTTTTCTAAAAAAAGATGGATGCAGGAAAAGGGAAAATACCAGTCTAAACTGTTTACTTTGGGCTGGCTGGTGTTTCGGGTTTTGCTGTATCGATGAGTTTTTGCAGCCAGACTGTTATTGCTGTGGGTCCTACCAGGGCTGTGTAAACGTCAAAAGTTAATCCAGCCAGGTCTAGCCCTAGGGCGGAAAATGCGCCTATTGCGAAGGTGCGCAGAAACTTTTTCCAGTCAAAAGGTTTACTCTGCGCGGCATAGCCCAAGAAAGCGTAGATCAGTGCAGCCAATATTCCTAAGCCAATATTCAATGGATTCGTGGCTCTCACCTCCTATTGTATTGGGTTTGCTGCTGGAAGGCGCCTGTTCTGAGGGGAGAAAGGAGAGTTTATGAAGAAGGGTTCTAGAAGATTCTGGCCTTCCAGTTTCAGCCTCTTCAAAGTTTCTCCCGCTCTTTTGAAAGCTTCAGTTTTCAGCTTTCAGATTCCGAATTGTAGAAAGTGATATAAACGGTTTGCGTAAATATAGAGAAGCATGCCCTCGCCTCTGCGGTCGATTTTAAGTAGAATTCGGAGTGCTTTTCATGAAAGCACCTTTTTCGTGTCATCTACAGAGAAGGTCATGGGCGTCTCTCCTGAAGTCAGCTTTAAAACCATGACGAAGGTCTATTTGGCTGACTTGGCTGCGCGGGCTAGTATCGATTTCCTTGCGGATCAGGTTGCTGGTCAAGGCTTCTATACCACATTCAATGAGAATTATCGGGAAAAAAGTGAGGGCAAAACTGCGAAGGAGATTGTTGACGAGTTTTGTGAGCGCGTCGGTCTTGATGAGCGTCTCCAGGAGACAAGCCGGTATCTTGTGGGCTGGGGCAATGTTTTTTGGTGGGTTGGGAATAAAAGGCGGATTGATTTTTTGCGTACGGTCCCGCTTGAGGTAATCAAGGACCGTGGCTTAAAGTTTAATGACGATGGCGAGGTTACAGTTCTTCAGCTTGATTGGGACCGTGATCTCAAGGAGATTCCGGGGCAAGAGCTGATTCATCTCGGTTATAATGTTATGACGTCGAGTCCCTTAGGCGTCGGCGTTTTGCATAGCCTCTGTGCGCCCTTGGATATTGGCGACGGGGAAACTCGTGAGCCTTTCTATCAGATTAAGGGTAAGATTCACAGTGGTATGGCTGATACGATTTACACTTTTGGGTCGCCTAATGAGCTTTGGAGTTTGCCTGGCTTATCCAAGGATAAGATGGCTGAGGTAAGAGCTGAAATAAACAAGATTGGAAGGCGCGGTTCAAGGTTTGTTCATAATCCGCCTGCGGGCTCGGAAGCTAAGGTAACTACGATTGTGGCTGAAAGGATGCGTGGCATGGAGTTGTATGTGGAGACGTTGAATGATGAGTTTCTGTTGGGTCTTGAGACGCCTTTGGCTAAGCTTGTTACAACGAGAGGGTTTACTGAGGCAAGTGCGAATGCTGCTCTTGAGATTGGTGAGCGACGTGTTACGGCCTTGCAGAGGTTTCTCAAGCGTTGTGTCGAGCGCTATTTGTTTGATCCTGTAGTCGCGGCGGCCGGATTAGACCCGGCTCATGCTCAGGTGCGTTTGAATTGGGGCATGCCTGAAAGCCTCGACTATGAAAAACTAAGCCAGATTCTGGGCCAGATTACCGAATTGTTGAAGGTTAATCCATCCGTTATCGGAAGCCAGGAACTCCGCAAGATCCTTCGTGACGTGGCCAAGTTGCCACTGGAGGAGGCGGAGCCTGAGGTTCCTTCACAAGTATTGAAAGTTGAAAAACAACTCGAGGAGAAAAACCGTGAACAAAGATGAGATCGTGAAGGTCTTGGCGGCTTATTCTCCGCCCTTAAGCCTAGTTCAGATTGAAGAGGCAGCTGGCAAGATCGTGGAGATAGTCGCCAAAGAAATGGAACCCGTGACAAAGGAAGAACATAGTCGAAAGTCGCGGAGGTGAAAGCGTGTTAAGAGAGCAGGAGAAGAAGCACACGGCTGAATTTGAGCAGTGCATTCAAGACGTGATGAGTCAAGGAAAAGACAAAGATAGTGCCTTTGCCATATGCACAGCGACTTTCCAAAACGCTGGCAAGCCGATATTTGAGGGTTTAAGAGAGGCTGAATGGACTACTGAGTTTATCAATGATTTGCCTGATTCCAGTTTTGCTGTTATTGCTCCTGGTGGACAGAAGGATGATCAGGGAAAAACGGTTCCACGGACATTACGGCATTTGCCCTACAAGGATGCGCAGGGTAACGTTGACATTCCGCATCTTCGCAACGCTCTAGCGCGTATGAATCAAATTGAGCCTGCGAGCCTTAGGGATGAGGCGAAACGTGTTTTATGTGCTGCTGCCAAAAAATCTGACATTGTCAGTGAGTTCTGTGGAGAGCAGCCACCGAAAGAGGGTATCTTGCCTATTAAATTGCATTTGTTCGCGGAAGCCATTAAACTTGATGGGCATAAGGTTTCTGGGGTTGCTATTCATCCAAAGCGGCTTTGGCATCCTGAAGAAGGCGAAACGCACCTGTTCCTCAAAGAGGAGTTAAAGAAGAGTGCAGCAAGCCTAGCTGGCAAGCCATTTGGCATTGATCATCTGCGTCTTTTGCCTAAGCCTAATGTGGTTGAGAAGGCTTGGTATGATGAGCAGGAGAATGGTGTAGCTTTCGAGGGCACCGTGGATGATGACATTGCTAGGAAGATCAAGGAAGGAGCATTCAAAGGCTTAAGCATCGAGTTGAACTGGTTTAAGGATGGTGTGATGCTTGAGAAGATGGGTGGTGCCATAGCCCCGAGAAATTTTGACTTTACAAGTGTGCATTTTATGCATCAGTTTCCGCCGGCGGATAAGGAAACTTATGTTAAATTGTGGGAGGGTGTTGTTTTGCCTATGGTTCCGGCGCCTTTTGATGTGCAGATTGACCAATTGAGGCAGATGTTTGAAGAGCGCATTCGATATCTTGAGGGGCAGATTAATGCTTTGACTCGTAGCGACCCGTGGCAGCAAGCGTCGGCTCCAGCAATTATCATTTTCAAGGAAGCGGAAACGAAAATTGCTGGTGAGCTTGGGCAGTTGAAGAGTATGGTTGATCAGTTGAAGGCTTTGAAAGAGGCTTATGTAATGGAGAAAATGAAGCGTGAGGCTGCTGTTGCCGAGAAGGAGAAGTCTTTAGCTGCGAAGGAATCGGAGTTTGAAGTTGCTCTGAAAAAGATTGGCGAGAAGCTGAACGCTCATGGTCCCAGCGAAAGCGAAGTTATTGTAAGCCTGAGGAAAAAATTGAATGAAGCTGAAGCTAAAATGGCGGATTTAGAGAAGCAAATGCGAGAAGGCATAAGAGAATGGCAAAACAAGTATGTCGCCTTGCATAAGGGCATTACTGAGAGCATTCCGCCGCCTCATGTTTGGAAGTGCTGGACTTTTGGACCGAAACAAATGATAGCTGAGCAGATGCGGATTCTAGGCATTGCGCCTAACGACAGGTGGTAACAAGAATTGCCAACGGGCTCATATTGCGTGAGCGAGAAGAAGACAGCTGCAACTGGCAGAACTTCCATTGCTTCTCACACACCATCCTGCACAATTTCCGCTACGAAATCTACGAAGACGCATGGTGGTGAGTGATCCTAGTCATCGAGTATGACGGAGAGTAAGCCAAGACGAATTGGCTGAAATCAAAAAAAGGATGGGAGAAATGAAATATGGCTGATAATTCGGGGCGAACAGACCTTGCAGTCGGAGACATCGCTGAATCCGGTGAAACTATTGCTGAATATACGGCTGGGGGCTCCATAACAAAGGGGCAAGTTGTCGCTTTTTCAGGCAGCTTAACTGTTGTGGCGGCTTCAGCTGCAACTGACCAAACGGCAGGAGTAGCACTTAAAAGTGCATCTTCCGGGCAAGTGCTTCCTGTCTTGGTGAAAGGAGTCGTGAAAGTTACAGCTGGAGGCGCAATAACAGTTGGCAACGTTGTGACTGGCGGGACTGCTGGAAAAGTGTTGGTGGTTGGTGGAACTTGGGCTGCTACGATGGCGGGTGCAATGCTTGGGCAAGCGTTGAATGCAGCGTCTGCTGATGGAGACTTAATCCTTGTGAGGGTGAACAAGTAATGAAAGAGATTCCTATGCCGAAGTTTCATGAGGGTTTGCTTAACGAGGAGTGGTATAAGGTCGAGTTTGAGCAGCAAATTAAACGTGCAGCGGGGAACCCGTGGATTAACGCTTATGCGAAGCTTGGCATGAAGGAAGGTATTTTCAGTGACATGGCTGGTGCTCTGGGTAAAATTCATGATGTTGTCGTGGAAGCAGCGAAACCTAACCTCATTGGACGCCAGATTATTGATACACGGACGACTACGGAGGCTCTTGAGCGGTTTGTTAAGGCTAAAACGTCAGCGGCTTATGTTGGCGCTGAAGGCGGTAACGTGCGCATATCAGGCGAACGCTACGAAACCGTGGATATCCAAACAAACATAATCATCAAGGATTCGGTTGAGTGGACGCGTGAGTTTGCTGAGGATGCTCGTTGGAACGTGATGAATCGTCAGCTTGAGGAGCTTGGGCGTTCAGTAGCGGAGCTTGAAACCGCAAAAATCATTGCATTGTATGAGGGTATTGCGGCTGCTGACTTGGCTGGTAATGCTGAAATTGCTGGAGGCGCTGCGGTGCTTAGCTGGAGCAAAGTTGTTGAGATGTGGGATGCTGTTGAAGGCGAAAACTTTGAAGCTGACACTATGTTTATGCATCCGAAACAAGTAAGCCAGCTTTTCACCGCTACAGAGTTCATCAACAGCCAATATATCCCAAGCGCTGGAGCTCGCCTTTCGCGGGGCGAGATTGGACAGGCCCTTACAATGAATGTTTTGAAAAGCAGCAAATGCACTAACGGTAAGGTTCATGCAGTGAGTAAGTATCCTGCTGGCGTTCTTCTAATAAGGCGAGATATCACGACGGATCCGTGGGAGGACCCGAGAGCAGGCAAATTTGGCATTGTTGCACATGAACGTATAGGCTATGGCATTCTCCGCAGCAAGGCTGTCGCCCGAGGAACAAACTTCAAGACTACATTCTAGGATTTCTAACTCTGGACATAGCCCTATTCTCCCTTTTTTAGTATAGGAATCAAGGAAAAGGAAAAGGTTTAACTTGGCATCGTGGGAACGTCGCTATGAAGCTTGGAAGGCTATTTATGATAAGTTATGCGAAATTCTCAGCTTAGATGACCCGGCTACACCTTGGTCCTGCACGGCAAGTGCCTCGGGGGATAATGTCGTCAAGACGCCGACAAGCGGTAAGAAGTTGCGTATAAAATTTTTGGATGTTTGGAACAATGGGGCAGCCGACATAACTGTTTATCTTCGGTTTGGTACTGGGACTGCGAGATTCAAGAAGACGCTGGCGCCTAAGACAGGTTTTATCATGAACCTCAAAGGATGCAATTGGGAAGGGGGGGTTAATGAGGCCTTGAACATTAATCTTTCAGGCGCGGGTACGGTTGACGTGACAGTTTTGGGACAGGAGATTTAAGAATGCCAACAGAAACTAAGTCTCCGACGAGTAACACAACAATCGTTGGCGGCTGGGTTTCCCCACAGAATGCATATTCAAGTGATGATTTGAGAACTTCTACGTCAGCGGATAATGCTGAACAGGAATATGCTGGCTACGGCTTCGGTGTTCCAGATAACGCCACAATTAATCAATGTAAGGTTAAGGTTGAATGTTACTCAAATGCTCCGCTCCTCGAGGATTTATACATTAAGGTTTGGGATGGAAATCAATGGTCAAGCGAGTTTGATGTTCCATACACATCTGTAGAGCAAGTTATTGAGATTGATGTATCTAGTTTTCTTAACACACCAGCAAAGGTGAATGCGGCTAAAACAAGAATCAGATATCATTACGCTGGTGGCGGTGGAGATACTTGTTTTCCGCCAGATGTTCAAGCTGTCAGATTTAAGATGCAGATAGAGGAAATTGTAGAGCAATTGAAAATGGGGCTAGACTGGAAGAATGACAGCAAATTTTGGAATAGGTTGGCGATGCTTTTAGTTGAAAAAGACTTGTTTGAACACATTCGCCTATGTGACTTAAAAGTGGGAGACATTATTTTGACCGTTCACAGTGAGGACGAAACAACTGGGGAAAGAGTCTCCGACCCAAATAAGGTTCTGAAAAAACCCATAAGGTTATTCGTGCACCCTGCAAAGATAACTGGAATAAACGTGCACGAGGGAATACATGAGCTTATTCATGTTTTCTTTGAAATCCATCACAATTACATGAATGCTTACGCCAAAAATCCAGGTTGGAGGAAACTTTTAGGGTTGAAAGAGCGTTATGATTCTCCCATTTTAGGCGATATGATAGCTACTTCTAATCATCCTGTCATGGTTAGAGGACGAGGATTAACAAGTTATGGAGCGCTAAAGATAGGAGATAGATTGAATGAGTATGTGTGTGAGGATGGAATTTGGTTTACAAGGGGTGTTCCAATCGTAAGAATTGACAAGGAGATTTTTGAAGGAAAGGTCTATGATGTTCAGACAGAAGATAGAAGCAAGTTTTTAGGAAGATATCTTCTTGCATATTATATAAAGTAGGTGGGAAAGATGCGCAAAAAGAGAAGTAAACACAAAACGAGTTACGTTGACTGGATTCCGATAGAAGTCACGTACACTGTTCCCGGCGGAGAAGTTCAGAGGATCGTAATTAGTGACGGATTCACATGTGTAATTTGGTGAGACTCATGAGTTCTAAAGTTGGTCTTGTTTCTGGCGTTTGTCCAAGATGTAATCGCAAGATTATTGCTTCTAGACCTACTGACCTGGCTATTTGCGATTGTTGGGAGTATTGCCCTAGAGACCATGGGAATGGCGCTTATGCGACGAAGATGGAGCCCTACACGCCTGATTTGACGCTTGTTACCTATGGATCTATTAAGGTGGTTTCTGGGGATGTCCGTGGTGACCTAGAGCATCCCATGAATATTCTTAGGCGCTGCCCAGTCTGTGGCTATTTGAGTGCTCAGAAGCCTGTGGAGGTGCGGTTGACATGACCAGAAAGAAGAAGGACATCAAGAGCGAGTTTGAGGTTGCGCCTAACACGAAGATTCGAGTGGTGGCGACTGTGGATCGTAAGTTATGTGAGGAGATGGAGCTGATTCATAAGCTCGAGATCCAAAGGGCCAGAGATGAGGACCGAGCGGAACCTGATTGGAGTAACACGCTTGAGATGCTTCTGCGTAAAGGAGTGAAAGCATACCAAAAATCTGCGTCTGTTAGCCAGAAATAATGTTATATTTTATTGCATTTCGTTGAATCAGCCTTAAGAGGGCTTCTTTTCAGAGTCATGTGTATTAGTGTAGAGGTTTGATTCGTGGTTTCTATAACGCCTGATAGTGTTCGCAAAAGGGTGAATCTTACTGCAGCTGACGTTCCCGACGACGTCGTAAACCAGTTCATTCAGGACGCTGCAGAAACCATTGAACTCGAAACGGGCTTATCTATTGATCCTTCTAACTGTACTGAGCAGCAAGCTGTTCCGATCCGTAATCTTGCAGCTATCTATTGCGTTTGTCGAGTGTCAGGAGGTTCGGCTAGTGGTTTAAGCTTCAGGGTTGGAGATTTGTCTGTCGATGAGTCTTCTACGAGCGGGGGCAGTGGGCTAAGCGGCAGCAATCTCCAATTCCTAATGAACGAGGTTCAACGATTCATAGATAAGTTCAAGACTGATTTTCGGATGGCTTAGCAGATGGGAACCGTTCCTGAAGCCTATTACGAGTATGTTATGCATTATGCACCTTGGTTTTACGTGATTACGACGGCGATGGCTGCTGATCCTCCTGCGGGTCAAAAGAATGTGACTGTGACGGATGGCACAAAGTTCTCCGTAGGTATGCAGGTTGAGATTAAGGATTCTGCTCATAGCGAATGGAATGAAGTTGACAGCATAAACGGCAACATCGTCACCATGAAAAACAATCTTCAATACACCTATTACGTTGCCAAGGGCGGAACTGTGGACCATGGAGACAAGGATTATGGAAAGGGTGCCTTTGCAGCTGCTTTCGCCATTGAGTTTCTCTATGAAGCCTATTCAGTTACTCAATTCTCTTCTAGGCAAACCGAGATTCGCTCCAAAATAATTGAATTAGCCGATTGGCTCTTGACGCAGCAGTGCACTGATCCAGCTAAGAAGGCTTATGGCGGGTTCAAATCTGGCGAGTCAAGCACTCAATACTTTGCTATCGATGGTGGCCGTGTGATTCCTGCCCTTCTCAAAGCCTATGCTCTAACTGGCACTGCAGCCTATCTTAATGCAGCCAAACTTGCAGGCTACACCTTTCTCTATACGATGCAGCATGAGCCAGCTAATCTAGGAATCCATGACAAATACTATGGTGGATTCGCAAACTACGTCAGCATAAGCGATACATGGGACACCATCATGAGCATTGAAAATCTCTATTGCCTGATCGGTTTGAAGATGCTCGCAGATACCTATGATACTGCAAATGCTTCGAGATACGTCGCCATGATGGCTGATTTGGTTGGCTTCTTGCGTGATGGTCTCGAGCAACTCTACTTGTATTATCAGCCTCCACCTTCTGGCGCTGGCGAATGGTACAGAGTGGGCTTAAATGATACGGAAGTTTATGATGATCCTGTGAGCTTCGCTGTTCTTGGTCTCTACACGTATGAGGGTTGGAGCTTCACTTGTCAGAGAGTCTACAATTTTATTCAGACGATCAGAGCTTCAGGACAGTATCCTGCTTATTGGCCAGAGGTCTGTTGGCCAGGCTACATTGATGTGGTGACAAGGTTTCCAGCATGCGCCTATTATGATGCGATAACTACTGGTATTTTATGGAAGGTTCGGAAGGAGCAAGATCCGCCGAGTTTCAAACTAGCTTATCAAGTAGTGGAGAAGTATCAGGATAAATTCATGTATTGGGGGCCTCTTTTCACCGATTATAGCCCGATCACGCCTCAGAAAGCTATGGCAAATGTCAGCTGGCTTGCCCGTATGTTTCTCAACTATGAAGAGCCCGTGACTAGGTTCACTCAGATTCTTAATAGCAAAGGCGAAGCCGTTCTGCTTTACCCAATCCGCCAAGCTGTTGAAACCGTCGATTATGGAGAGCCATTAGACATCTTAGCAATTGTTTCGCCTGTTAGAGCTGAAGAGGTCCTTCTTGAGGCTGGATATCTTCTTAACGACTATCTTGCCTTCTATACGTTTCTGCCAGTGCGCCATCATGACAAGTTAAGGCGAAAGGGCGAAGATTACGAGATCCAGAGCGTTCAGCCTTTCACCTATGAGAATCAAACTATCTATTTCAAAGCGATAGCTAGGAGGTTGCTTGCGACTTGAGCGAGCTCGAGGATCCTGTGACAACTCTTCTGCGGCTAATCACTACGAGGATCCGAGTGATCAAGGATAATGGTTCTCTTGCCAGTGTTTTGGCAACTAAAGAGGCTTATGATCGAGAATTGCTCAAGGAGTATGACGCTCAGATAACAATGGGGCTTGACAGCAGCCAAGATCAGAAGCTTGAGCTTGCTGGGCGTCTCAGACGTCGCTACTTGGTTTTCAGATGCAACATATACACCGTTGACAAGACGACTCCAGGAGCTGATACGGGCAAAGTCATGCGAGATAAGGTAACAGCTCAGATTAACGCTATTATCCGAGAGAACCGCAATTTGCCACATCAGACAGTTTACAATTTCTATGGGCTTGGATATCCAAGTGGCGATCCACATAAGGCCTTCTCTGCTGGTGCAGCGACAGAACTCGTTCCCTCAAACGCATCTTGGACCGAATTAACAAATCTTCAGTATCAAAACATCTGGTCGAGCGACGACGTCCGCTTTTCAAAAAGCCACAATGTCAATAATGAGTATGCCCTAATGCTTTTCAGGTTCAAGATAGGGGCTCGAGAGCAATGTGTCAAGAAGATCGTGCTTAGTTTTGAGGGATATGGAACCGCTCCTGAAGGCAACGGCGCTACAATCAAGATATGGAATCACGTTGCTTCTGCATGGCAGCAAGCCCAGAGCGGAACAGGAGGCGGAGACGAGACCTTAACCATTACGATCTATTCAAACTGGACCGACTATATCGACTCAGATGGTTATGTCTGGCTTCTGGCTAAAACCACGAATCCCAGCGATGGCTCAACGCCAGCGGTCCTCTACTGCGATTTTGTCCAATGCACGATCCAAGTTTATGGAATCACCTTCTGTGACGTCATTAGCTACAGGAACATAGACGTCACAGACGTTAAGCCATACCTTTTCAGAGCTGAGTTTCTGCTCAAAGGTTGGCTTTTCGAATCATTGTCAGGAGCGTTTTAAAAAATGGTTGAAACCTATGGTTCGGACCAAGAGCGCATCTACTATGTAGCAGAAACCGTTTTCGGAACAACCCCAACAAACCCTTCAATGCTCTCAGTGCCAGCTGATCAGATAGATCCTAGCATCGATCCTGGAAACATAAAGCTTAGAGGAGCCGGAAGCTACGATTTACAAGCTATCAAGAAGGGCCTTCGCCAAGTGGGGCTAAAAGTTGGCTATCCGTTGCCTTCTGCAGCGCCTATTGAATTGCTCCAATGGGCGAAGACTGACCTGAACAAGAGTCTATCCATGCAAGTAATATACTACAAGGGAACTTTCGCCTCAGCCACAGATATCATCTCGCTGCTTTTCACCGGCATGAAATTCCATAAAGTAAGCGTGAGTTGCAGCATAGAAGATGTCATTAGGGCAGTCGCAGAGTTTCAAGGGCTAGACGTGACCATTGGAACTGCCAAGATCACAGGCGCCACCTATACCGATCACGCTGGAGCTGTAGCCTTCAATGAAACCTACGTCAAAAAGGATACTACGACTCTGGACCGCGTAACTGATTGGAAATTCGATATCGAAAATAATCTCAGAAGAGTACCAGTGATCCGCTCGACTAACGGTCATCTGCTGAAGTATTTGCCTTTCCGTCATCGTGCACTGAGTGGAGAACTTACTTTCGAATTTGAAAGCAAGACCGAGGCTGACGAGATCCTGGCTGACACAGAATTTACTCTCGAGTTTGGGTTAGGGGGTACATGCAAAGCTATTTTCCCATACTGCAAGTGGGATAATGTGTCGATTCCAAGCAGAATGGAAGAACTGCTATCTCTAAAGGCTGCCTTTGTTGCAAAGGGTCCTGTCGCAATCAGTGCGAGTTAAGGAGCTGAGAGCGATGATTTCTGAAACGGAGACTAAAATCTTGATTCGTGTAGGGGCTATGTGGGCTCGCTTCTCTGAACGCATAAGCAGGCTCCCAAAGGACCTTCAGGAGACCTTTTTGGGGGACTTGGAAACCGCGATTGAAAATCGCCTTCGGGCATTGGAGAGAGTGAAAGAATGAAAACAGAATCTTTAGAGATTGATGATAGATTCGGGGAAGAGTACAAGGGGCGCTATGTTTTCCAAGAGATCACTTGGGCCAAGCGGAACCGCATCATTCAAAAGTACACAAAATACAGCAAGGCCACTGGAGAAGTTGAAAATAGCGACTTCATAGCCATTCAGGCAGAAACTATCTGGGCATCATTGAAGGAGCAGCCACAGGGTAAGCCTATTACACTTGAGAAGCTTCTAGGCGAAGATGTCGGGGTTCCTATTGAGCTTGGCGAATTGTTTTCAAAGATTGTGAATAAACTGAATGGCATGAGCCACGAGGACCTCCGTTTTTTACTCGAGCAGTTAGACGAGGAAAGCCGCATCCAGCTCTTCAGGAGTTTCGGCTTTGTCAAACCTTCGGATGGACGCCAACACAACTTGCAAGACAGCCAGCTAAAACCATTCAGCAATTTACTGTCATCCTCAATGTCCTAGACCAAATGGCTCTTGAGGAGAAGGAAAAAGAGGCGAAGAAATATGGCCGTTGAAATAACCTGCGATGTTCGGGGCGTTGAAGAGTTTCAAGCTGCTATGCAGAAGTTTGACAGTGGCATGCAACGTCAAGTTTATCGATATTTGCATAGTTGGGCCAGTGATGTTAAGGCTGCAGCAATGCGGAACGCGCCAGTGAGAACAGGGCATCTACGGAGTACAATTTATGCGAAGATAAAAGACTGGGTTGCAGAGATCGGAGCTGAGGCTGCATACGCCCTTTTCGTGGAATTGGGCACAAGACGGATGCAAGCTCAACCATTTCTCTATCCAGCCATCCAGGAATATCTTCCACAGCTTGAAGCAATAATTGTCGAGGCCCTCGAGACTGCCAAGGCGGAGGCTGGCTTATGAGTTTCCGTGAGATTGCAGTTACAATTCGAGCAGTTAACCGGGCGAGCGCTGAATTCTCAAGGATCCAAACCGACGCTGAAGCCCTCTCTGTCAGAATCAAAGGCATTGGCGCCGCTATTGCTGGCTTAGGGGCTACTGGAACAGCCATTGGACATATCGCCCACCAATTCGGCTTATTGAATGATGAGCAGGCTAAGGTTTTCAATTCTGCCATGATGGTCGTCACAGTAATGGGCATGTTTATGAGGACAAGCGTCGGGGTGGCTGTGGCTCAGAAGACTTATGCTGCTGCATGCTGGCTCGCGACTGCGGCTCAAAACTCCTTAAATATTTCCTATGCGACCTTTCTCGCCCTAACTGGCATAGGAATCGGAGTTATCATAGCAGCAGCGGCTGCTATGTGGTATTTTGCAAGTCAAATGAACGCTGCAACTGCATCGGTTCAAAGTTTCAATGAAGCGACAGCGGAAATGCCTTCTCATGGTCGTAGTATTCAGCGTGCTGGCGAATTAGACCTTTATCGGCGGGGTGTTGAGTGAGCGTCGAGATTCCAAAGCTTGCTCTTGCCTTCGGAGCCGTAGCGCCACCTCAGGGCGATGTTATCAGTTGCAAGGTCCATTTGGGCGGCACAACAGAAGTTTCCTCGTTTGAGGTTCTTCTGCAGAATTGGGATAAAAAATACAGCCCAGGCGGGACTTACCCTATAAGCGTTGGTATGGATGGTCACATCGATATTGGACGAGGAACGAATGTTCCGCAAATCATTACTTGCCGCGTTGAATCTGTTCAATGTGAGTCAACGCCCAATGAGAATTATCTTCGGGTAAGCGGTCGATGTTGGGGAGAGAAACTCTTCCGCAGAGTCGTCTCGAAGACATATTCTAACCAAAAGGGCGAAGCCATAGTCAAGGACCTATTGGATTATTTTGTAGGACTGAGCCATATTCGAAATTCAATAGAGCTCGTTGAGGATACGGACACAACATTCACTTTGCTTGAGTACGAGAACACGCCGGTTTGGGATATTCTTCAGGCTATTGCTGCAGCAAGCGATAAGGCTGGAGTAATTGGGTATGATTTTCGTGTTGCTCCTGATGCTAAGTTTGAATTCTTCCCTAGAAATAGCAAAAGCAGTTCCATCAGTTTGAGTGAGAAGATTGAATCTAGCGAATATCGTAAGGATATTCATCGCATTCGTAATAAGATTACTGTTTATGGCGTTGCTGACAAAAGTGTGCCTTCTGATAAGGATGCTTGGACTGAAAGTCTTGACCCTGCGGATGGCGTTTGGAGCGCTGTTTCTGGAACGTTAAGCTTTGACACGGGAACGAAAATTAAGGGTTCGGGTAGCATCAAAAACTATGCGGAAAATCTTTACTATGCTGGTTCACTTTTTGA